TGCAGATCAATGTTTTCAAGGCAACGGCGTATGGGGGGCAAAAGGTGGCGGTAGCGGCCCGCTTGAATACGAGATCGCCGGACCCGACGGCCTGAAGGCATTTATCAGAGCCAATGAAGCCGGAGTAACAATCACGGGCACGGCCACGGCGGGAACGATTGCTTTGACGCTTCCTTCCACTACAACGAGGCTCCAGCGGGTGGCGGTTCAATTCGGCTTGGCTTATGTCCCGGCCTCAAAAAATGTGAGCATTGATGTTGATGCCGGAGGGAAAGTTTACAAGGACGTACTGCGCGGTATCCCGGGAATCTTAAAATCAGACAACTCGGCAAGTCTTATTTCAATGCCGTCCCTTTCCGGCACTCCGCTGGATGGGCACACATGGAGATTTAAAAATATAGCTCAGGATGATGTTGTTTATACTGTCGTTTTCCTTTTCTAAGGCGGTGAATTGATGAGAAATCTATGTCTAAAATATTTATTCTCGGCAGTCCCAAATGGTACGAACAAGTGGGACGTTGATGGTAGCCTCATACCGATAATTACAACGGAACTGAAAGGAAACAAAATCGTCCCTGGCGATGTCTGCATTCTGCAATCAAAATTAGACGAACTCACCGGCGCGAATCTGTACAAGATCACAGCCATTGCCGAACAGACGCCCATCAAGCTCGTTTGCACGGTCGAATGGTGCGATGACGGCGAGGTATTCGCCCCGCTCGAAGATGGCGTGGGTATTGTATCCCGCCAAGTATCCGACGGCTCAATCCCAGTTTGGCCGCTCACGGCAAGCATCTCCTCAATGAGTATTCCAACCGAGGTGAGTGATTATGCGATCGCTGTCGGTATCCTGCGCAAACAAAGCGGAGTGGGGCCTAAAGGTGACAAAGGTGACAAGGGTGATAAGGGCGATACTGGGCCCAAAGGTGACAAGGGTGATAAGGGCGATACTGGGGCCAAAGGTGACACGGGATCTGCTGGCAAGGATGGCAAGTCTGTTAATGCAAAAGGCGTTTGGATTAGTGGTAGTAATTATGCTGCCAATGATTTAACAGCCGTACAGTTAACCACGTCTGCGGTTGGGCTTTATGCGGCCAAGGTAGACATAACGCCTTCTTTAATATCTCCCGAACAAGATTTATTACATTGGTATTATATGGGTACTGTTGAGGGTGGCGGGGTAGTTGCGAGAGTTGAGCAATTTACGCTTGCTCCTTCAGCGGGTAAGGCTTTTGAAGATGCCCGCTTTGCCGATCTTGTTTTCAACACCGAATTATTGATTGACAAAGTAGGCCTGGGAATATGGGAGAAGGTAGATTATGATACTCTCTGGGTCGAATGGTCTGGCGATAGTCTTACGGTAAAACGTAATGATAAAGACCCTGGGGCTACGACGGCTAAAATCGTCGCAATATTCACATTCACAACAACTCCGTCAATGGCTAAGGTAAGCAAGCCTTATTTTCAAGTAAGGGCTATTTTCGATCAACCGGAAGTTGGCTTGGGGTATAACGTATTTTTAAGAAATCCAAGCATGAAAGCTGGGGAGGCTTTGTGGGAGTTTACAAACGCACCCAAAGGCACTCATCAGGATGTAATTAGCGATCCTATTAGCCTATCTAAGGCCGAAGAAGGCATGACGTTTTTTATTTATGATCTATCAAAGCAAAAGAAAGTTGCTGAAATGATCATTAAACCAGAGGCGGGTCAGATTTATTTACTCAAAATTTGAAAGGAGCTCCCATGGTACAGAACGATTTTCCACAGTTAGGCAATGACAAGGATCTTTTAGCAAAAGACGGTGATGCCGATCCTAAAAACAACTACAAATTGAAATGGCTGGTAGGGTCTCCTGATTCACTTGTCGGGTATGATTCGAACACACTGATTGAAATTGTACCTAAAAGCACTTTTGCTTTAAAACAGCATTCTCATGCTCCCGCAGAGATTGTGACCGATGCCGACAATAGGTTTATATCAGATGCCAAGCTAACAGATATAGCAACAGCTCTTTCGAATAGCGAGACTGCGATAGGCACAGCCAATGACGCCGCTTCTAAGGCCGTTCAAGCGTCCCTCGATGCTGCTCATGCGATTGAGACAGCAAACGGCGCTCTGGCTCTGGCCAATGATGCCAAGGATATTGCCGTTAAGGTAGATGGCAAGGCCGAGAAAGCCATTACTGATTCGGCTAATGCTGTTACAGTGGCTAATGGTATTGATGCGAAGGCGACCAAGGCGCTTACAGATTCGGCGACTGCCAAGAAAACTGCTGACAATGCCGTGCCTAATGATGCGGGTTATAAGTCTATGGCTGCCGCTGCCTGGTCTGGTGCCGGTCTGGGTGCTACTGCGAGCGGATTGGCAACAGAGCTTAACCTATGGCGTAATAATACAGTAAAGCCTTATATGGCCGATAATGACGGGGATATCTCTACGCTTAAAACTGCAACCAGTACCCTCAACACGAGAGTCGGGACGCTTGAGGAACACGTTACAGATTGGAAACCCGCCATTGAATCTTTGCAAAAAGACATGAATGCTCTTGATGACTATAACGTTGTTAAAGTAGCGAGTTTTACAAGTGTCGATATAGCTTCCGATAAGGCTGCGGTGTTGTTTAATCTTAAAAGCCGTGTTCGGAATATGCACGGCACTTTTACGCTGCACCTTAACGTGGTTGTAAATCACATCGAATCAAATGCTAGTTTAAGATTTGAGATAAACGATGGCTGGATAACCGATGTTCAATGGCTGCCCACTAACCGTTTTTGCGGTGTGCCCTATTGGACAGCGGGCAAGATATGGCTTGCCATGCCGAAGGTGAATAGCGGTATAAATATCACAAGCGCAGACCTTTATGGTGCTTCTAACTGGCAGTGCGATGACGCACTAAAAGAGCAGATTACACTTCTTCCTACCTTGCCCCTTGAGGTTCCAAAGGCTGACACTTTCGGGATTTTGTTTTCGGGCGTGCAGTATGCCTTTACGTTCGGCGCCAGCATGAATGATTATTCAGGCAATGGCTTTATTTATTCAAGGTATGAGCCTGTTAATCTGATTTCGGGAGCAAAACAGACTATTAAGAATCTCTGCTACTTTACAAAGGTTAATGTGATCCTAAAGAGCGATGACAAGTATCTTACATTTCCCGTTGAGATAATTAACGACGGGGTGAATGCTACCAAAAAATATACCATACAGGGTAAGTCTTATGTTGGCATTAGCACGGATATCCGGACAGGTACGTTCTTCCGGACGCCCCCGCGAAAAAACCCTCAAGAGGATTGGTACACGGAGGGCAACAGTGTAACTCTTGATCTGTGCCAGACAATAGCAACGCTTGATATCAACGCAGTAAGCGGTGATTTTACGGTTAATGTTTCCGGTAGTGGTTATTCACTCGTAAAAGCTATTTTTGAATGAAAGGGCAAAAAATGAAGTATCTAAAAGCTGCGTGTGTGATGGTTGGCCTTGGTGTGGTTTTTGCTATTGGTTGCGATCTAAACGATCTGGAAAAGATGATTCCCGATTACCTTAAAGACCCTAAGAATATAAATATTCTTTCTGAAACAGCAGGTAAGTGCTTAAAGGGAAATCCAGATAGATATGCAGTTGGGCTTATGTATGTTTATAAGAAACAGCATTCAGCAGCGCCCGATGGCGGCTCTCCAGAGTATGCTGTGGTTAAGGTAGCTACATCAAAAGGCGGACAGGCTAATCAGATACAAGCGGTTGTTGAATGCGGCGGGACAATTTCCTCTGTCACATGTGACCCCACAAAGGGTCCCAAAGATGATCCGTGTGAAAATCTTAGGATATTTGATCAGAGAGTAGTCTCTGAAGTTAAGAAATAGTTATGGCTAATTTTGCTAAGAACAAATTTACAATAGGTTTATTATACCTTTTTGTAGCAGCCCTTTTAAGCTGGCCTATTTGCATGATTAGTTGTAGCATTCCTGCGACAGGGACAAATTGTGACATTACAAAATGTCCCTGTCCCACGGGAGCAATTCCTTCACTCTATAAAGAGGCGATTGGGCAATGCAATACTGAAGGGCAGTTTATTCCTATTGGCCAAGTTTCGGTTGGGGGTAGTTGTGTAGAAGAGGGTAAATGTTCTTTTGTATGTTCCTACCCGCCATGTGCTGCTCCTTGTTCTTTAATTATAACCAAAGATACTTGGTCTTGTAATTGTTCTCTTTGTGCGGGGATAGCTTGCGATGGCCATGGGAAATGTGTGTTGAATAACGATCAACCTACTTGTCAATGTGACCCTGGCTACGAATCTTCTGGTGTACATTGTTTAGTAGTAGAAAATTGTGTAATCAGCAGTTTAACGTATCCCAAATACACCAGACAGTATCAATATAATTGTCATATATGCGATCCGACACTCAATAAATCCGGGTGGTCTGTTGTTACGGATAGTTCCGCGTGTTTAGATTATAATGCATCGGGAGTTTGCCTTGGCGGGGTTTGTTCTCCCCCTGAACAGGAAAATGTTTGTCACGGCATTGTATGTAGTAATGGGTATTGCGTATCAGTGCCTATTGACGGGGGTTTTTCTGCCTCTTGTGTTTGTAATGTCGGTTTTATTCAAATGTCAATAGATAATCCTTCTTGCCAACCTCTACCAGGGTGCTATATTGATGAAATATACGTTGTTAAATACGAAACAGCACCTGGAGGTGCATGCAGAATTTGCGACCCAGTTCTAAACTACACAGATTGGACGAATATACCTAACGGAACTGAGTGCTGGTTAGATGATCGTCAAGGATATTGTGTAAATGGCGAGTGTGTAATTGAATAAATTACTAAAAGTGAGGTCGGTAAAGTAAGAGTATTTATTGAAAACATTATAGATAAACTTTAATAAACAAGGAGATAAAATTATGAACGAAATTTTTGACAGAGTGGGGACATTAGCGAAAGAGGGGAAATATTTAGATGCCTACAATTTACTGTTAAGCTCTGTTGATTTTTCTTCACTTTCGGAAAATGAACAAATGTGCTTTATCTATACGCTGAGAGGATTAAATCAACTAGACTCCTCTTTAGCAATTCCGGACTTTGAGTTAAAAGCTGAAGGGAGGGTAAAGTGGGGAGTACAGAATCCTAACGACAGAAACAATTTGGTTATTATAAATTGTTCAAATATTGATTTAGTCCCTTACGGAAATTCCTATATTTCCGGAGACACTTCTCATTACCATTTCAGGGACAACCTTGGAGTCGAGAATGCTGTTGACCTGTTTGTTCGTTCGGGAGACAAAGTAACTGTCAATGTAGAAAATTCAGACCTGTCCAGGAGAGGGTATTGGCAACCACGGTTTTACATGTACGACTCCAATCAGCATAGGTTGTATTATTTTTCTCTTTTAAACAATCCTGTGCACGATTCCGGCAAGTGGGTGGCTCTTTTAACTACCATAGCCGTTATCATAGGTGGAGGTTATAATTGCTATCAAAACTACGCCACGCAAGGGGAAGAGGGGCATTTAAGAGAAGCTCTGCAAAGGAATAGTGACTTGGTTGATTTAAGCGTAGGCCTCATGGATATGTGGAAAGCAAGCGCCGGAAGTCCCTGGTCAGGAAAAGCTATGAAATACGCAATAGTCTCACCTGCTGGAGAGCCTTCTATATGTAAGTGGGTGAAGGCGGCCAATGGTTCTTGCGATCATTATGAGATTATTACAACTGATCCGCAAGGTTATCCTTGCTATCATAACCTTTCAGCGGACAAGATGTATGAGTTTGGCGACCCGTTCTGTAAGGACGCTAGAGTAGACGCATACGGAAACCCTATTGTTCCAGAGTTGCTTCCTGATGCGAGATATGATGATTATAAGGACAAGTTGTGTATTTCAAAGCCTTCTTTCTATTATCGAACCTACGATACTGCTAAAGCTGGGACAGTTCCGTTTACTGTAAGAACCAAGGACGGCAATAAGACTATCTATATTGACCCTGCTATAGTAACATTCAATTACAAGCAAGAGTTTGATGTGTCGCCCACCTTCTATGTTGCCACTACTACAAACACGGACGACAAGCAAGGAAAGAAGACTGTGTATGTTGTAGTTACAAATGCACAGGTAGTGGACTTGTACAACTTCTACAAACAAAATAACCTTGACATGAATAATGTCTCTCAATATATCAATTCTGACGATACCAGAAAACAGTTCATGGACAAGATGCAGGTTTTTGTGAATGACAAGTACAAGCTGCCAGTAGCTTCAGACTATAAGGCGTTTCCGATTAATTTATGGAGCTGCTATAACAGGATAGGAATTAAGAACGCCAATCACCAATCGCCGTGTAGGGATTGCGTAGATATTTGCGTTCAGGGAAGGTCAACTGCGGATTGTGCTATAACACTAGGGGATTTTGCTTATTATAGTCTTACATTTCACAATATTCCTACAGTAGATAGAAATAAGTGTAATGGTTGTGGAAAATGCATCAAAAGATGCGAGCAAAAAGTTTTTACCCTGACATAGTGAAATGAAGTAATCATGATGAGAGAAGGGCATATTGAAGATTATTTCCATGATTTTGATTGTCGTTCTTATTACTTCCGGTTGTGCAACATCTGGTAAATCGGTTTCTTCAAATATTCAGGAAGCGAATAAAGGCGTTCAGTCATATCAACAAACGGCACAGAATACGTTGCCTGTCCCAACAAAAGGCTTTATTCCTATACTACCAAAAATGAGTGATGAGATGCTTCGTACAGTTGCAGAGTATAATTTTCAAAAAGGGATCGAACAGGAAAGAGAGAACAGAATTATTTTTTGGACTGCTATGGGAGTAGCTTTAGTTTTAGTTTGTGCGGCGGGTGGGGTAGGGGGGTACTACATTCGCGCATATCAGAGATAAGAATGGCATTTCCAGATACAAATGATCCAATAACAGGCAACGACAATGGTGGTGTTATTGCATCATGCGATCAGACGGAATCAATGGCGGTAAGACGGATAAAAGGGGAAGGATGTATTGTTTGCATCAGCCACACCAGAAAAATAACTAAAGTTGTAAGGTGCGGGAGCGCCGATGGCGGACAAGATTAAAGAATATCTCGAAGCGGCGCGGAATCATGCCTCTGCATACGCGGGGTGGGTAGGCTGGCTTCTTGAACGTATGGAGAAGGGTCCGGCACTAAACTACGACGAAACATATCGTCACATGATGCGGTTCTCTGTGTTGCGGACCTATTTGAATGATTATTCACAAAAAATCGAGAAATACCTATTGGACAAACTGGAGGAGTTGCAAAAGGATTGAAAAAGCCGCGCAGAAACGCGGCTGAACAATCCGAAAATATTGGAAAGTTATTCAAGGGCCTTCCTGAGCGCGTCAATATTCGTAGCACAGTCTTTTAATGTCGGTCATGGTTTCTCCTACGCGACTTTTTTAAGATTGTGCTGTCTCATCGCTTCCTCATGTAGGCTCACTGATACGGCCTTGATCATGTTTTTGGCCGTCTGCATGAGATCAACAGCCCAGGGACTTGTTACGGTCGGGAAGGGTAGGCGATTGAGCAGATCCGCGAATGCAAGCGCGGCATCGACATCATTCTTGATAAACATCGCTGGCACTGTGCGTATTTCCTGCCCAACAGCGTCCGCCGCTGTAAATACCTTTCTTGTTGCCGCAGGTTCTGCACACGGAGGTGGCGCGGCTGGCTCAGGCTGAATTATTTCCTCCGGCTTGGCCTTCGGTGCTTCTTCTTCCTGTTTCTTCGCCAGCGCGGCCTTCTCGGCCTCAATCTTGGCCTGTTGTCGCTTCTGCTCGGCTGCTATTTCGGCAAGGCGCTTGCGCTCTTGTGCTTGCTCCTCGGCGATCTTCTTCAGCCTTTCAGCTTCGGCCTTACGCGTGGCTTCTTCGGCGGCCAGTTTTTCCTTTTCTTCCTGGACCTTATCCGCGATAGCATCCAAGGCGGCCGCAAAATCCTCATCTGAGCAGGCCACCAGCTCCACGTGCTTCACCATCATGCCGGCGGCGGAATAGGTCACACCATCGAAACGGGCCCCGAGGGTAAATAATTTATTCACCCGCTCCTGGATTCGAGCGGCTTCTCTCGCTTCGGCCTCGGCTTTGATTCTGGCCTTTTCGTCATCGATCCGTTTCTCCTCGGCTTCCAAATGCTCCTCGACAGGGGAGAGCAGGGCGACGATCCTTTTTTCTTCGGCCATGACCGCTCGCTGGTAATCAAGCGCACTCTTTCGGAGCGTCTTCCCGGTAGATTCAATTTTGCAACGCAATGCCTTGATTTCGAGTCTTGCCGATCTCACGAGCTTATAATTCTCTTTATCGTTTACATCTTGGATTTTAAGCGGCAAATAATCTCGCCGTAATCGTTCAACGTGTTGCATCGATATATCAAACCGAACAAGCTCTTGTGTAAAATTCTCCATGATCAAATTCCTTTCTTATTAAAAACTTGCCTGGCCAAACCTTGCCGCAGCGCACCTCGCCTAACCTTGGCTCGCCTCGCCGTGCCGCGCCGCGCCCTGCCGCGCCGCAGCTTGCCGCGCCGTGCCATTCCCCGCCACTATCTTTTTATGCTGCCTCTTGTTCGATTGCCTTCCTTTCCCTGCAAAGGGAAGGACTGGCCTGTTTCTTTTCCGCATAAGGCATCAGGGCAGTGTCCACAATCTCCCGAGACTTCTTGCTTGTGAGACCAGCCTGAAGTTTGTAGGCATCAGCTACAGCTTTTGGAGATATCGTCATACCTTCCAGGATGGTTGAACGGCTTATACCAGCCTGATTCAATGCGGTAATTGCGGCGTCCGTGTCGGTTATCTGTGTGATCTCCCTGCCTGGCTTCAGGCGATAGCGTCCCTGGAATGCAAAAGCATCCTCGTTGAGCCGTCGTTTCATTTCGGCCTCAACCTGCTCAACAACGTCGGCCAAAAGATCAGCCTGGTCTTTGATGTTGCAGAGCACGTCCGCGGGTAGATTCTGAATGCTCATTGACGGCGGCTTGATGACCTCGGTTGCCTGCTTCAGATTGTCGGCGGTTTTCAAACTCTCGGGGCAGGATTCACTACACCTGGCGCGACAATACTGGCACGCTGATACAGACGGCCGTCTTTCGGCGTCCGGCTTTCTGGCCAGCTCGGCGGCCTTCTTCGCCTCGATGGTGATGTTTGTTAATAATTCAACACTGTATTCAGCCGAAAACGCCGCTCGGGGAGTTATGATGTGAGCATGGATCGGTGCGTTTGCCGGGATAATGTCCATCTCTCTCAATAGGGCTGAATAAAGATAGAGTTGTTTGTTTTCCGAAGGATGCGGCACCTCGGCCCAGCCCGTTTTATAATCAAAAATCGACCACGTATCATCCGCCGCTAAAACGACCAGATCCGGCGTGCCCGTCCACCCGGCAGCGTCCAGATGGAATTCACACTCAATCATGGGCGTGCCGGTGATGGGGTCTTTGCAGACACCACCGTGAGCGGCAAGGATGTCGTTGACTTTACTGAGCATCGAGTTCGCGTTTTCATACTCTTCTGGGTCGTCAGAGAGGGGAGCGCCCGGGCTCACATCGCCGGTCTTGATCGCTCTTTCCAACCATTCGTGGATCGCCTTGCCGCGCCTGGTGAACTCATTCCCGGGATCCTTCGGGCACTTCGATTCAGCCAGTGCAGAGCCCGGGCAGGCAATAATTCGTTCCGCTTTTGAGCATCTGATTTCCAATTTATTCTCCATCGTCTCCTCCTTCATCTGAGTCATGTTCATCGCAGTCATCTCCAAGCCGCTCCCTCATACATTGCCGGGTGTCCGGGCAGGTGCCGCACTCGTCATTTCGGATGCTGAAGCATCCAAGGCATTCTTTATCTTTCGGCATGGCAATCCTCCTTCCTCGGGTACATCACGCCGGGCATGAAAAGATCGTCAGCGTAATTAAGGTCACGCAAATCCGTTTCCTGATCCAAATGGCACTGATCGGCGTATGGACAGTTTGAGCACTTCGGATCTTGCTTGCTATACAGTCCTGCACATTTTTTTGTTTTGTATGACATTTACGCAGCCTCCAATTCCTTGGCTATCTCTGTTAAAACCTTCATGTCGGCAGTTTCCAGCGATGCGATGCCGTGCTTCTTCAAAAGAGCTTTTGCACTCAGCGGCCGGGTGGCGAGTAGCGCGGCGAGGTCGTTTCTCAAATTATCCATGTCGGGCAATTCGGCATCTACCAGCGTGCCTTCCACCGGCTCGGCGATCTGCTTGGGTTCCTTGTTTTCAGGTGCCGCCTCAATGACAGGGGCGGGTGCGGCCTCAGGAATGGCTGAAACGTCAATCGTGGTGGCGACAATGCCAGTCTGAGCGTCATCAACCTCTACTGCGTCCCGGTATTCCGGCGATAAAGGGAGCCACTTACTAAGGCGGCGAAAGCAGGTCTTCTTCCACATTTCCATTGGATCGCTGATCCACGGGCCGATTTCGGCGGCGCGGCTTCGCTTCCGTATGGCCTCGATCTCGGCCTTTGACATCACCTCACAAGCCGAGGTTCCGTCCTTCATTTTTGCGATGGCATAAGCAGCATAGGGCTGGCCGCGGTCTGCCTTGAAATTGATTTTATGTTTTTTGATTTCGCCGAGGTCATACTCAAAATCGTCGTTTTCACAGATAATGTCTGTGTGGACATACTGAACATGACCGGACCGCATCGCCAGCTCAACGAGGCCCTTGTAATCAATGATGAGCTGACACTCCACTATTCCCTTTTTTCGGTTTTCGAAAGGGATCAGGTGGGCTCTCCTGCCGTCAGGCTCGAGTCCGAACTGGCTGAGACTGAGCATTGCCTGAAAAAAGGAATTCTGATCGCATTGCGCGAGCTTCGGTGTGCGAAGCATCGCCGTAAGTCCACAGCGGATCATGCGATCCGCCGTGATGTGCTTGGGCAGGGCTGCGGCGATCTGCCGCTTTACCGCCTCGCTACACAATAGAGATTTCAATGTTTCTTTCTGCTTTCCGTTCGTTTTCTGTAATTCCGTGCTCATGCAGCCCTCCTTTTGGTTAAAGATTCGAACTGAAGGATTTATACTAAAAGGTATCTATATTGTCAACAAGTATTTACAAAGTATTGACAAAAAACGCAGACAAGTTATTTTCAAGGTATGGAAACGCCTAAAAAGCTCCAACCCATGCCGGATGATTTCGATCCGAGTTCCGGCGAATGGCTCAACACAAAGAAGGCCGCGAAATACCTGAGAGTCAGCCCGCACACACTCAGGACATATCGAACAAAGGACATCGGCCCCGCGTACATCCGACACCCGAAAGGTGCGTGGGCTTATTACCGCCTTTCCGATCTCGCTGAATGGCGAGCATCTGCCGCTAACAACATCGGCGGCAGGCCCAAAGGCTCCAAGGACTCCAAGCCCAGGAAAAAGCGCAAAAAAACGGAATCTGCCGCAAAGCGGCCTTAAAGCCTCTATAAACGAATATTTTATTTCAACGCATATTCTTGCGTTCGTGGTGATATTTGTGCGCCCTAGCCAACGGAAACGCTTGTTTTCGCCATTCCTGACACATGGCCGGATAGCGTTTTGTATCGCAACGCAAAGCATTGTAATTAAAATATTCATATGCTCGTTTTACTAACCTCGTGAAAACACGGCTTTATTCCGGCATGATTTCTTGCGGTAGTTATTCCAGCGTGCGGATGATTTTGGTCGTACACTTTGAGCAGATGCTCCGGGCTGGTGTGCAGGTAGATCGAAGTTGTGTTGAGATTCGCATGGCCCATCAACACCCGGATCGTTTCGAGATCGGCGCCACCCTCGATCAAATGTGTGGCAAACGAATGCCTCAGGCAGTGGGCCGCGATGTTTTTCTTGCCGAGTGATTCCCGGGCGTACCGTGCCACAGTCCTCGATATCCTGTCGCCAGAAAAGCCGTTGAATAAAAGTCCCGGCTGAATTCCGCGAATTTCAAGCCATTTCTTAATGGCATCGACAGCGAGCTCGGACAGGATCGTCATTCTTTGTTTGTCGCCCTTGCCGTGCCGGATGAAGAAAGTCCGGCGTTCGAGATTGAAGTCTTCCAGCCTGGCATCACTGAGTTCCGCCCGCCGACACCCAGTAGAATACAAAATATTCAGGATCGCCTTGTCGCGGGGATTGGTAGGCGAGGCGAGAAGCCAGTCGCATTCCTGTTGCGAAAGCACCGTCGGCAGTTTGTAGACAACCTTCGGCTGACGGATGTGGCGAGCGGGCGAGGGTAGGCCAGTTGATTCGTCCAGCCACTGGTAAAAAGATTTCAATCCTACGAGCCTGTGTGCCACCGTAGCTGCCTTCAGTCCGCTGTCATGGAGCACCACCATCCAGTTTTTAATATCTTGCGGCGTGGCCTGTTTGAGCGGCTTCTTGCCGAGGTATTCCGTCCATTTTCGCAGTATGATTTCATAGGCGTTGAAAGTGTGCGGAGAGCAGCCGCGTACAGCGAGCTCGCCAAGGAATTGCTCAGGCAGTGATTGTTTTTTCATTTTTCGCCCCTTTGTTTTTCAGGAAGTCATTCACCTGATCGAAAAATATTACCGCCTCATCGATGGATCGCAGGACAGCGACCCGGACGTTGTGCTGTTTCAGTTCCTCGATGCGTTCAATCTGCGCTGGGCTCAATCGGCCTTTTTCGGCCTTAACTTCGATTTCAAACGGAGTTCCATCGGGAGTATATCCGTGCAGGTCGGGCAAGCCGGGCATTCCAAAACGGACAAATCGGTTATTTATTTTAACTGCGCCGTTGTTGCGCCGAATAACGATGCAACCACGCAGACGAGCGAGTTGCATTATTGCGTGAAGCAGGGATGATTCAGAGTGTTTCAGGTGCGTCATTTCCGTCCCTCCGGATAGATCACGGGGATGCCGTGTTTTCGGGCATATTCGATTTCAAGCTCCATTCCCGGGCTGATTGTTTTGCCAAATATCCACACCTCATCGACTCGCTCGATGATATCCAAGCAGGCGACCATGGCCCGCTCACGCTCAGAGCAGACCGAGTCGTCAAGCGCACACTGATACATCGCGGGCATGTAGATCGGGATCACGTCCAGCCGGCCGAGCAGGATCTTTCGCAGTTTCGCGGCGGATCTTTTCAGATTCGCAGCCTTGCCGCCGTAGGGCATCGAGACGTAAATCATTTTTATTTTCATGCCGTCACCGCCTTCTTGGGATCTTCGATATTCGAGGAAAGCCATTTCCAAGACTTCCCATAAAAGATTGCTCTAATGGTTCCTGTATTTACCTTGTAGTGTTTTGCTATTTCTTTACATGACCAGGTTGCGTGCCAACGAAGCATTTTAATATCTGAAATATCTTCTTGTTTAAGTACGGAACCAGAATTGTTAGAGCCGGTACTTAAATGAAATCTTGATCTAATGGGCTTAGTAGATTTGCAGTAATTCCATGTTTTTCCAGTGTTGATTGCACTAATTGTTACATGATCAACTTTAAATAATTTTGCTATTTGAGTTTGGCTCTTATTGGTGAGTTTCAATAAATCTTTAATTATTAAAACTTCAGATGGTTTTAATTTACTACTGGCATTTTTATCACCCCTAGTATGAGTGCCATGTCTTACCCTGTCGTATAGGTTTTCTGAATGAGTTCCCCACTTCAGGTTTTTAATATTGTTGTTTGAAGGATTTCCATCCAGGTGGCGGCATTCTGTGCCTTGTAAAGGAGGGCCAAAGAATGAGCTCAAAACTAATGTGTGAACAGATTTTTTAATTTTATTGGAATCTTTAAATAAAGTGACACGTGAATATCCAAATTTATCTTCGAAGGGTTTTATCACTCTCCCTAGGCAAGTACTTTTTTCTTTAGTACACAGCAGACGAATTCTTATAATTTCACCAACTTCACTTATTGCGTAATCAGGAAAGCCGTAACAAGGTTTCCATTCGATTTTATTGAAATCGATCCAGCCGTTCAGCTTGTCATTTCTTTTTGTTTTCATCGTTTTTGTCCTCGCTTTTCGGGTCGTTCCATAAGCCATCTTTCTTCCGCTTGCCTTCCAGAAACTCGCGAAGCCGTTTGAATCCTTCGCGGGCCGACATAGAGCCTTGGCGCGGTGCCGTCAGTTGTTTGTATGGCTGGTGATATTCCGGCATATCGTCGATTTCATCATTATTGGCTAGAATTTCGGCCGGCAAGGGCAGGGAGCGGTACTTATGCGTCACCATGAGCCCCTTCACATGCCGCTCGAAACGATCATCGTCGATCCTGTTTTTCAGAAGTGCGAAGTAAAGAATCAGGGTGTCGGGATCGATATCGAGTGAAAACACCTTGATGAAAAACCCCATGTTCCGGTCAAAGCATTGTTGTGTCAGCATAGAATCACCGCTTCCGGCGCCGCTTCACACCGTATCGACAGGCTCTTTTCCGACAAGTCGTAGAGCCGCATGTACGCCCTGACTGGCTGTGTTTTCATTGGTGTTGCTTCCTGCATTTAATTCCCCTTTCGTTTTTGAAATTTCTTCAGGATTGAAATATTCCATGGCCGATTGAGCCAGCGGACTGGCTCGGGCCTTGGCTAGATTCTCGGCGATTTGGAGCGTAGAGCGGGAAACGGGCTGGACTGAATGATTCTCGTTCAGGTATTCATCGAAATGTTTTCTAGCGAATAATGTGGAGGGGCGAAGATAAATATTGTGTTCGGGCTCATGAAGCCAACAGGCGATCTTATTGTCGATGACTTTTTTAAAATCATTCAAGCGATAGCCTTCAGACCACCGGGCGTGAATTAACTCTTTCGTGCTGCTTGTTTTGGCGCGGTGGTTAGTTCCTGCTTTTGAGTTCAGGTAGTCAACAATTTCATCGTAAGGAATTTCGTCGTTCTTGTTTCCCCCCACACCCCCCTTCTTAGAACAGAGATCAGATACAGATGCTGTATACTGTATAGTTGAGTTCGCATCTCCAGACGTTAGATAACCGTTAGATAACGGTTGTTTAACGGTTAACTCACCGTTAAAAATTTTTGTTTCAATGTTTTCAATATGTTGCGAATCGAATTCTTGTAAAATTTCATCAGGAGGAGGCGGAATAGTACTCTCTTTCTCGGTCTGGTGCGGATGTTGATAGCACTTGAACTTGGGTATAAAAATGTAAGAACTCGACAATACCTTATAGCGGATCAAAAACCGCAGTCCGGCGAGCTCGTTTATAAGTTTCTCAATATCAAGGTTCCGGTAAGGGAAAATTTTAGCCTTTAATTTTAGTGGACGATCTTCCAACCGTCCTTCTTTATCGGCCGCACACCATAAACCCGCGTATAGAATTGTAAGCAACGGATCGCGTGTGCCGAGTATTTCGTTAAAAAATAAAGCAGGATTAAGCAGACGGGTTCTCATACCAACCGCTCCTTTCAGCTTGCTTGTTGTAAATATTTTTTCTGCTTTTCGATCTGGTAGGGCAGTCTCTTATCTGGGATCGTGGTGCTTCGCTTGGGTACATCCATCAGCGATATGCGCTCCTGGCGCCAGCACTGGCACGGCCGCACGTCCCAGAGCATCTTCTTGCTTCCGGGCTTTGGAATCAGAGCAAGGGCCCGGCGATACTTCAGGCGCTTGACCGTACGAGCCACGACGCTTGTGGGCATCCCGATCGTTCTTCCAATCCGCTGATCCGATAAAAACACCGGGCCGCCTGCATGGTGCTCCTCGGCATCGATCAAGGCGAGTACCCGGAATTCGCTCGGGCTGAGTCCCACTTTCGACATTGTTTTAAAAATTTCAGACTGCCAGATTTCAAGCATGGTTGGCCTCTTGGAATAAAGATTGCTGAGTTATGATTTGTGTTGTTGATCTTACAGCAGCGCTGGGCGGTGTCAGGTTTGTGGGGTTTTTACGCGCAACGACACAACACACGGGCGTGTCATTAAAATTTATATATTTGAAGTTGGCGCGTCTATTATCTTTTTTGTTTTTTTTAAACAACCAAGGAAGTCGGGACTTATTATCAACATCGTGAAATTTAGGAAGATTTAATAAAATATAATCTCTGAACTCATAATTTTTAATTTCTGGTATCAAGTATCCCACAAAATAATATTGCGCCGTGCAGTAAAACCAGACACCCGGCTCACCGCTTGATTTTTTGGTTTCAAACGTAACTGTGCAGTCCCTGAATTGCAGGAATTTTTCTTGAATGGTTGCTTTGGAACCGTCTTTTCTGGTTAGAATAACATCAATGCCCTGTTGCCAGTCATAACGTGCGATCGCTTCTTCTTTCTTAACTGTCTCGATTTTTAACCCATCTTCCAGGTCAAAAATGTGTCGGTATAAATTGTCAGCAATCCATTCGTGGTCTCTGGAAATTTTTGTGCGCCAGTCGTTCCAATCTGATTTGATGTGTATTCGGGTTATCCCAGGCATGGTATAACCCCTGTTTCTTTCTCATATCTATGAAGGATAATTGCTACATATTCGGGATCAATCTCTATTGATACAGAGGGGATTTTTAGTCGCTCGCAAGCTAACAGCGTGGAACCAACTCCTGCAAACGGGTCGAGAATTAACCTGGAATTAGGAGCTATTTTCTCAATGGCTTTATAAAGAACGGCTACTGGCTTTTGTGTGGGGTGATACCGCTTGTCATTGTTTCCGTATTCGCTGTCGGCGTTTATCACTCCGCCGTGCTGGACTCTGACCATTATTGATTTTGTGTTTGTGTTGGAAGATTTATACCAGGCCAGCTCGAAGGGTGAGCCAAACATATCATCTAAATCTTCCTTTATTCGTTTATCCCAACAGAGCCAGCCGCCGAGGGGTAGCTTGTTGCAGAAATAATTTGCGCCGAATAATAAAACAGCAGGATAATTCAGGAACGGAGCAGGATCGAATTGCTTATCGTCGCCATCTATTTTCTTGAAATCGGATTTACGGCCATCCCATTTGTTCCAGTCGGGCTTATATCCGATCCCATAAGGCGGGTCGGTTATTATGGCGTCAGGCTTAATATTGGCATTTATGTATTCATAACAGTTGCCACATACAACACTATGAATCCCGCATCTCCATATTTGATCTTTGGCTGTGTTGTATTTTAATGAATATTTAATTTCCGGTTCGGGCTTCTCTATGAGTTCTATTCGCTGTTTTTGGAAATCCCTAAATACTATATCTCCATGAATTTTATTGATTGATTCTTCGCCAATGCGAACGAGATTTATTTCCTCCGATGTTCCTTTATTCAGGATAACTTCGATTTTCCGCAGGGTGTCCCGGCCAATACCGGCCTCATGTGCAAGAATGTGGTTCGTTTCGCGTTCGGATGCCGGAATAGGTTCCGCTGAGATCAGTGGAACCTTATCCATCGGTCGTCCGCGTCCGGCTGTTTCGCCGCCTATCTTTTGCCTTTCCTTGGCCTGTGCCGCGATAACATCTTTCTTTTTAAGCACCAGCTCGCCGCGCACAAACGCTGACAGGTTCCGGCGGCCTAGCTGGTTATCAACAATCCACACAAGAGCAGATTCACGGTCGGGAAAATCTATTGGCAGCGTCTTGAAGGGGATATTTAATTCAGCGCAGATTGAAAAACGGTTGTGTCCGTCAACGATCAAGCCGTTCCATGTGTCTATGGGGACGCGACAGCCGTGTTCAATGATGTTTCGCCGCAAGCCGTCCAGTTCTTCGGGTGTTAAAGGCGGGATTAAAGATTGAAATTCAGGATCGACTTCTACGGGATAATGTGGGTAAGATGCCTTCGCTCCAGCAGCACAATCCATCCGGCTCTCGCTTTCCTTGAGCGCCGGAAACCTTTGTCACTGGTTTACATAATATCCAGTGTCAGGATTCGGCAGCTCAAATTTTTTACGAGAAAAGGGAAGGGGACTCAGACAGGAAAAACGTAACGTGCGAAGAAACGTTTAACCAAGGATGTCTTTCGTCCCCATTGAGTCTCTCGTAATTTTTTCAAAGTAGTTTCGCACGTTGGGCGATTTTATATTTCCTTCCCGATCTCATGTCAACTTTATTTTTTCAATGTTTGTAAGTGTGCAGAATAGTTGCATAATTGTGACTATTTCCTGAAAACGAATTCAACAAGAGTTGAAATTTAGAATTCGGGGAATATAATAAAAAGCATGAAGGATTTGAAAATTGAAATCAGACAGATTGACTCATTGATTCCATGCGCCCGCAACGCCAGGACTCACAGCGACGCCCAGGTTGCCCAGATCGCCGCGAGCATCAAAGAGTTCGGCTGGACTAATCCGGTGCTCGTGGATGGATCGAACGGCATCATAGCCGGCCACGGCAGGGTGCTTGGCGCCCGCAAGCTCGGCCTGCTCGAGGTGCCGTGCATCGAGATAAAGAATCTCACACCCACCCAGATCCGCGCATATATCCTCGCGGACAACAAGCTCTCGGAAAATGCCGGCTGGGATAATGAACTCCTGAGCTTGGAAATAAAAGACTTGAAAGGACTGGATTTCGATCTCAGCCTTATCGGTTTTGACGCAAAGGAACTCAAGGATCTCCTTGCGGATAAAACAGAAGGATTAACCGATCCGGATGAAGTTCCAGAGGTTCCCAGCGAGCCGGTTTCAAAGTTGGGCGATGTTTGGCTCCTCGGTAAGCACCGCCTTATGTGCGGCGATTCCACTGATCCGGAGGCTATATCTGCGCTCATGGTGGGCAATAAAGCAGACATGGTATTCACCGATCCGCCCTATGGCGTGGCGATTGGAGATAAAAACAAGTTTCTAAACAGCTTCCATCCTTCAGGATGCTGTTTGCGAAACATTGAAAACGACACCGCTTCGCCGGAGGAGCTCAAGCTCATCCTAGTGTCCGCCTTCTCAAACCTGCGATCTGTGCTTTCGGACTCCTGCGCGGTCTACGTTACTGCTCCCCAGGGTGGTAGTCTGGGGATGATGATGATGATGATGATGATGATGCAAGAGGCGGGCCTGCCAACGCGCCACGGCCTGAACTGGGTAAAGAACTCTCCCACATTTTCCTTGGGCCGTCTCGATTATGATTACCAGCACGAGCCGATTCTGTTTACCTGGACGAAAACACACAAACGAACCATGCAGGGACAACACAAGACTTCCTGTTGGTTCATTGATAAGCCTCGAGCATCGAAACTCCACCCGACCATGAAGCCTGTCGAGCTCATCGAGAATGCCATCCTAAACAGCTCCGATGCCGAGGATATTGTCGTGGATATCTTCTCCGGCTCTGGGCCAACAATTATCGCCGCGGAAAAAACAGGGCGCTGTTGCTATACGATGGAGATAGACCCGCTTTATGTAGACGTCGGCGTGAAGCGCTGGCAAGAATTCACCGGCCGCGAAGCCGTCCGTGAATCAGATGGTGTTAAATTCAACGAGTTGAATCATGAAGAAAACCGGCAGACCGCCTAAAGAAATAGACTGGGATGAGTTCGATAAACTTTGCGCGATGCAGTCAACACAAGAAGAAATTGCATCATGGTTTGATTGTGATGTTTCATCCATCCGGCGGAAATGCCACAAAGAGAAAGGTATGAGTTTTGAGCGGTTTTACGAGCAAAAAGCCAAGATTGGGAAAATATCCTTACGCCGCGTGCAGATGCAGTCAGCATTAAAAGGTAATGTTGCAATGCAAATATGGCTTGGCAAAAACTGGCTTGGACAATCCGATAAGCAGACAATCACCGTCGACACGGAAGCGCCGGTCCGCCATGACCTGTATGATGAAATCATGAATGATAAAACGCCCGAAGCAAAACAAGGCTGAATGGTTAAGGCGCTGCCATGAAAACCTACTTGATTTTACCCGCGTCATGTTCCGGGCCCGCACGGGCCAGTCGTTCATTGTAAGCGATCACCATAAAAAAATCTGTGCAGCTCTCGAAGATGTTTACCGTGGAAATATAAAGCGCCTCATAATCGCCATGCCTCCTCGAGCTTCGAAGACAGAGCTGGCGATTGTTAATTTCATTCCGTGGTGCCTTGGCCACGCCACGGACTGTGAATTCATCACGGCCAGTTATTCGGCCGCGCTGGCGATTGGAAACAGCTACAACGCCCGGGCGCTCATGCAGCATCCGGTTTATGCTCAGGTATTCGGCTCGCCGGCATTCAAGGAAGATAGCGCGGCTAAAAATTACTGGCGCACCAAGCAGGGCGGTTCGGTGTATGCCTGTGGTAACGAGGGTTCTCTTACTGGTTTCGGCGCCGGCAAGTTCCGTGATTCTTTCGGCGGGTGCTTGATCCTCGATGACCCGTTAAAGCCGACAGATTCGAATTCAAAAGTCATGCGGGACAACTTGATCCAGTGGTATTCCCAGACGCTTGAATCAAGGCGCAATTCACCAGACACGCCTATTGTTCTGATAGCCCAGAGGCTCCATGTTAACGATTTGGCCGGATATCTTCTTGGCGGTGGCTCCAACGAGAAATGGCAGACGGTGATAATTCCTGCGCTTGACGAGGATGATAAAAGTTTCTGGGAAGCCAGGTTCCCCGCCGAGGATCTGATCCGTATGCGCCAGGCCGATCCGGCTCGCTTCGCCTCGCAGTATCAACAGACGCCGACAATACGGGGCGGGAATCTAATCCGCTCCTCCTGGTTCCCTCGCTATTCCGTGCTGCCGTCCTTGCTCGAATGGAGAGCGATTTATGCGGATACAGCCATGAAGACCACCGAGGCCAACGACTACAGCGTCTTCGAATGCTGGGGACTGAAGGCGGGAAGCATTTATCTCATCGATATGATTCGTGGCCGCTGGGATGCTGTTGAGCTGGAGCGGAGAGCAATAGCCTTCTGGAATAAGCACCAGGCCCAAGATCAAGTAGTCAACGGCTCGCTACGTCAGATGGCTGTGGAAGATAAGGCCAGCGGCACGGGACTTATTCAAGCTCTTAAAATAAAAACAGGCATACCGATTCAGGGTATTGAAAGAACAAAGGACAAATACACCCGCGTGTGCGATGTGCTCGGATACATGGAATCAGGCAGAGTATTTATTCCAGAGTCCGCGCCTTTCGTTTCTGACTTCCTTTCCGAGTGTGAAGCATTCACGGCCGATGATTCTCATGACTTCGATGATCAGATCGACCCAATGATTGATGCGATTAAAGACATGCTCACGTCACAAAATATTGTGCAGATGTTCGAACGGATGTTCTAAAATAAGTTTGACATTTTTCTATATTTCCTGAAAATAAAGTCATGAATACCCGAAAAAGTATACGCACGGGGAAAACAAGCAAGCCGCATCCAACGGCCGACAGCTACGTAAACATGGTTGCGAGGCTTGGCTACGGCGCCGATAATCTTAAAAGCCGTTCTACATACACAAAGAATCCGATCACTCGCGACTGGGGATTATTGGAAGCAATATATCGCGGCTCGTGGATCGCTGGCGTGGCTATTGATTGTATTGCCGATGACATGACACGCGCCGGCATTGAGATTCACGGCGAGAATACGCCCGAAGAAGTAACCAAGCTGCAACGCGCTCTTGTACGCGGTGGCGTGTGGCGAGCGCTGAATAGACTGATCAAGTGGGGCCGCCTGTACGGTGGTGCTGCGGCTGTGATCGATATTGATGGCCAGAAACAGGATGAACCTCTGCGCATGGACTCCATCGCTCAGGGCCAGCCGATCAGCCTGAAGGTTTACGATTGCCGGCGGATATATCCAGACATGACGAATATGATCCACTCCGGCATAGAGGCCGACCTGCCTAGATTTTACGATATCCCTTACGATCCGCCCGGCTCCTGGGAGGGTGAGCTTCCGAAAAATGTACAGATTTCCAGACGAATACACCACAGCCGGGCAATTCGATCGATTGGGATTGAGCTCCCATATTGGGAAGCCATGACACTGATGTTCTGGGGTGAAAGCATCATCGAACGGATTTATGATCGCTTGAACGCTTTCGATCAGATATCCGAAGGCGCGGCAAATCTTGCATTTAGGGCTTACGTCCGAACCGTGGGCGTCAATGGACTCAATCAGACGATGTCTATGGGCGGGAAGGCAGAAGAGAATTTGATCAAGCGCTTCCAGTACGTCCGGCTCATGCAGAACAACGAAGGGCTGACACTGCTCGACAAGGAAGACACATTTCAGGCGCACAGCTACACCTTCAGCGGATTGTCCGATCTTATCCTGCAGGCGGGTCAACAGATATCAGGAGCAATAGGTGTGCCGCTCGTGCGTCTGTTCGGCCAGTCGCCAGCGGGACTGAATGCGACAGGGGAGAGTGATATCCGGAATTATTATGATCATATTCGAGCACGGCAGGAAGCCGATCTCAGAATGGGCCTTCTGAAGATTCTTGAAATCCTGCACCTGTCACTATTCGGCCGCCCGATATCCGATGATTTCGATTTCGAATTCACTCCACTCTGGCAGACCTCGGAAAAAGAAAAGGCAGATATTAATTCCGTCAATACGAATGCCATCCTGGCCGCGCACGATAGCAGCCTTATCGATGCCGAAACTGCCATGAAAGAATTAAAACAGCTTTCCGATTCGACGGGTATATTCACGAACATTACAGACGAAAAGATCCAGGAAGCGAAAGATTTGCCGCCCCCAACACAGGCACTAGGAATGCCGCCGCCTGCGCCGAATTCTCCACCTCCATTGGAAAAAACGGATATTCCGCAGACGGCGGCGTGAGTTCTCAATGCCGCGACGTTCACCATTTCAGCCACACCTTGGCGTCGAAAGAGAAACGGAAATCGCATACCGCAAGGTAGCGCGGCAAGTCTCACATATAATCATGCAGCACATCGACGGCTCGAAACTGATCGACGAAGATCGCATGGTGAAGCGGTGTATGGAATATGCCAAGGACTTGGAGCCGTGGGCGATCCGATTTGTAGCAAGGAAGTTGGAGATGATATCGGCAACAAACAGAAGAAGTTTTATGCAAGCGATACAAGGTGATAAATCTAATTTTATTCAGGCAGGAACGTCACTTTTCGCAACTGTCGAGCGTGGGCCCGGGCGTTTAATGTCCCAAGCTCTCCGGTCTGAGGCTTATGGCCCAATCCGCAAGGAAATGATAAAGCTGCAAGACGCACAGGTCGAACTTATAAAATCCTTACCTATTGAAGCTGGAAGGCGTGCCCAGAAGCTGGCCCGTGAGGCGATGATGGACGGCAAGCGAGCGGCAGAAGTGGCCGAGGAGTTGAACCGCACTGAGCACGTCGTGCTTTCGCGTGCAACATTGATCGCCCGCACGGAAACGGCCAAGGCCAATTCTGTGTTTACGCAGGCACGGGCCGAGGAACTCGGAATCACGCATTATTTCTGGCGCGGCACTCTGGATGCACAGACTAGGGAAAGCCACAGAGAGATGATCAAGCGGTCAATGGCTGGTGAGACGTTTTCATATTCAGATCCGCCGGAAGTAGGGGACGAAGGCGCACACGCGCCAGGCGAATTTCCCCGGTGCCGGTGTTTTTCTGAGCCTGTTATTTCAATCAGGCAGCATTGAAAGAATATGCTCGATTATTAAATCAATCACGCCAAGAAGTTCTTTTTGTGCATGTTTCTTCAACACCTCTTTGTCCGCTCCCGGGTTGCTTTCGATTAATTTCAAAAGCCAGAAGCGCAAACTATCGAAGATTTCGTCTTTGTATTGTGCGAATAAATCTTTCTTCATAACAGGATCATGAAGCGGGCTTAATCTGCGATTCACGTCAATTATATTTTTATATAATAATCTCTCCGGTTTTAATCCAATGGTTTTATACATAAACTCCGGGTACAAACTCTTTCCATCGTCACGCTTGCCGCCCTTTTTGAACGGCTCCAGCATGATTAAAAGCTCCATGACGATGTAATAGGGGATTTGGTAGTACGTGGACAGGCCCTTGTAATGCTGGGCGATCTCCTCGTATGCCTCTTGCAGCTTCCGGACAAGTATTTCTCGCAGTGTGTCGGGCTTGCCACTTGCTATTTCAGCACGCCGGATTTCTTCCAAGCCTGCGTCATGCCATCCGGCCGCGCTGTTGTGCTCTTCCATCGTGCCTGGATGTTTTCCTTCGCGTAGCAGCACGGGAGGCCAGTTAATGGGGCCTTCGATGATTCTTTCTTTCTTTCGTCTTGGCTTCTTCACTTCAGCCTTTTGACAATCCCTTCAGCGCCTTGATTCTTGATGTATTCCCATGCTTCGGGTTCCTGGTCGGGATTCTCGTGTACGAGGTCATCGTATATCGCCTGCATCTTATCGCGCATGATGTCTTTGATTGATTTACGGATGGGTGGCCGCGTGATGCTTTCCTGTATCACTTTGGATATTTGCTCTTCGTTGGCATAGCCGGTCAAGTCGATCCCGGACTGTATGACACCGTGAATGATTGCACGGATGATCTCAGCTCTTCTGATTTTCCGCCTTGTCTTGGCTCGGATATCCAGCACGAGATGATCGAGATAGTTTGTAATTTCCATGGGCAGGATGATTGTCAGCTTGTTGCCGACCGAAGGAGACTGAGGTGGTTTCCAGTGATCATGATTCCTTTTGCCGTCTCCCTCCATGAGCCGACCTCGCTGATAAAAATATTTTCACTCTGTATGGAAAATATTACCACATACAGAATGAATGCAAATAATATTTACCCTCCAGAATTCCATATTTCCACCCGTCCCTAAAAAAGATTTGACATAAAAAATAAAATTGTTACGATTCAATCATCCAATGGAGGTTGGAGTATAAGGGGATTTTTTGGAGCAATTCTTTTGCCCCGTCCAACTTTCCGATCATCAGGCCATCACGCCCGAGGGATATCTCCTCTGCTCCGATGTAGCAATCACCCGCGCTGGAATTTTTGAATACCTCGCCTCTGAAATGCCCGTAAATATCATTCCCGGGCCCGATGGAAAAATTCTTGTTTCCCGGGCCGTTGAGGACATTCACGACCCCGCGACGATCGCCAGCGCCACGGGTAAGCCGCTTGCTGTCGGGCATCCCAGTCCTGCCTTGTATGCCGATGGATTCATATCGCCCGATAATTGGAAGCTAATTTCAGTTGGCACGATCCAGAATGTCCGGCCTGGTGCTGGCGCTGATAACGATAAGCTCTTGGCCGATCTCCTATTCTGTGATGCCGAAGCAATCCAGGTTGTAAGAAATAAAGAATACCAGGAATTGAGCCTTTCCTATACGAGCCGATATCGTCAGACCCAGCCGGGTCAGGCGAAGCAAACCGAAATCAGAATCAATCATGTTGCCTTATTGAAAAAGGGGCGGAATGGGCCGGAGTGCGCCGTCCATGATTCTAAACCAGAAACCTTAAAGGAGAAAATCACAATGACGTGGAAAGAACTGAAGGAAGCTGTTCATGCTTGCGTGACGGCAACCACGGCGCTCGGTAAAGCCTTCGATGCCGCGCCGGAAGAGACAAAGAAGGGCGAGAAGAAGGATGAGCTGGACATTTCAGCGGCTCTTGCAGCCATTGGAAAACGGCTCGACGAGCTCGCCGCAGAGCTGGCCGGATTCAAAGAGCTGAAAGACAAGCTCGCGGCCATTGAAGGCGATCAGGCAGTCGCCGATGCGGCAAAGAAAAAGGCCGAAGAAGACGAAAAGGCCAAGGCCGCAGCCGCAGCACCAGCCGCAGATTGCAGCAAGGTCAAAGACGCCGCGCCTGATGCTGACACCATTTCCCGGGCTGAAATCCTGTGTCCTGGTGTCGCCAGAGACAGCGGAATCAAAAAGGCCGCTCTTGAAGGCGCCATGAAGACAGTGCAGGGCAAGGAAGTGATCGAGAGAATCGCTTCAGGCAAGACTTTCGATGCCATGCCCGCAGGCGAGCTAGACATCCTGTTCAGAGCCTCGGCCGAGCAGATCAAAGAGATCCGCAGAGCTGAAGCGGGGCAGGTACACCGCACGCACGATTCCGGAAGAAATGACAAGTCCTTGAACGAAATACATGCCGACTTCTGGGCAAAACAGAGAAAGGTGGGCTGAAATGATTAAATCAGTATTTTACAAACGTATGCCTTCGGGAGTGCCTGGCGACATTACCAGAAACGAATTTCTGAATGATGAAGCTCAGAAACTGGATGAATCCAGAGCTCCGACCGCTTTCGGCGTTCCATTAAAAATCGTTGCTGGCGGACTGTGGGCAAAGATTGAAGCCGGAGACAAGGCTGATTCCGTGAAGGGCTTCCTCGTTCGGAGGGCTCCTTCGTACGGCGGATCGCCCGATGAAGGCGGAAATAGCCAGGGGCCAGATTCCAAGAGAATCCAAATGATCATGAAGGTGGGTTATCTGTGCGTTCTTTGCACGGTTGGAACCCCGACAATGGGCGGAGCGGTTTATATGCGCGTTGTTGCTGCAACAGGCAAGGCCATAGGCGATCTGGAAGCCGACGCCGATGGTGTAAACAACGTGCTTCTGCCAACCGTTACTTGGGCCGTTGAAGGAAAAGATGCCGACAACATCACCGAAATCCGCGTGATGGAATAAGGAGAAATTACAATGGGTACAATTGCAGCTTTCATTCACGAACTGGAAAAACTTGATCCCGTTATGAAGGAGCCACTCACGGATTTCACGTGGTCGAGAGATATCGACACACGCGAGGATATATCTTTTGCCGATGAGGCAACTAGTTATCATCGCATTTCCTACGGAATTATGGGCGCTCAGACTGCCCAAGGAAAACCCTGGCTGACCGGTAGCTCCAAAAGCCTGCCAAGCATCAGCGTTGATGCGGAAAAGATCGTGGGCCCCGTGGGCAAGCTGGGAGCCGGTGTGCATTTCACCGAATTCGAGCTGGAAGCTTCGAAAAGGTGTGGTCAAGATATCGCCCAGCAAAAAACCCGGGGCGTGAAGATTTTTTACCAGCAGACTTGTGATGAGCAAGCCTATGTTGGAGACACCTTCAATAAACAGTTTGGTCTTTTCAACTGCCCGACTATCAACCGGCAGGATGTTGCTAATGGTGCCGGCGGATCTCCGCTCTGGACGAAAAAGACACCCAAGGAAATACTCTTTGATCTCAATGACATGCTGGCGGCCTGTGCTAAAAGGGCAGGATTCGCCCGATACCCGAACACCTTGCGCCTTGCGCCTGATCCATACAACTATATCACGAGCACAATGGTTTCTGATCTTGGCGAGAAAAGCATCCTTACCTACTTGTTGCAAAATAATATCTGCAACAAGGAAGGTCAGACGCTCAGCATCGAGCGCGTGAAGTGGCTTGATGATGTTGGCAAAAACAAATCCCAGAGAATGGTTGCATATTACAAAGATCCCCAATTCGTCCGTCTGCCCATTGTGCAGATCCAGATGTTCCCGGTAAACAAAGATCCGGTGGATGGAATTCATTACACCGTGCCTTATTACTGGGCACTTGGGCAGGTCGAATTCTGCTATCCCGAAACTGTGATTTACAGAGACGGAATGTAATCGATGGACATCGAACAGTTCCGCAAAGACTTCACAGAATTTTCAAAAGTCGAGGATTACCCCGACTCGATGATCAAATTCTGGTCGGCTACTGCGGAGCTGTCGATTTCCAAAGATCGGGCAGGGAATCTTTATTTAACCGTTTCCGAGCTGGCGACTGCTCATTACATCACGCTGGCTCGGAATGATTCTTTGTCCGCGTCAACTGGCGCTTCACCGGGTGCTGGCGGTGGTGGTGTGGTGTCGTCCAAGACGATCGGATCTGTGAGTGTGAATTACGACACCGCAATCACGGCCATCAAAGACGGCGGCCACTGGAACCAGACGAAGTACGGGCGGATGTATTTGGAGCACATGCGCAGGCTGGGCGCGGGAGGCTGCGTATGCTGAAAGAGAAAAGCAACCTCAAGACATTCCTCGCCGACCTGGAAAAGCTCAGGAAAAAGGTCGTTGTTGTCGGGGTTCCTGAAAATAAGGCGACCCGCAAGGGCGACAAGATAAATAACGCCACGCTTGCCTATATCCATGAGAAGGGCTCGCCGGCCGCGCATATTCCAGCAAGACCATTTCTGAAGCCAGGGATCGCGCTGGTGAAGGATCAATGTGCAGATGCCTTAGCTAAGACGGCCGAAACACTCGGCACTGGAAACATTGATCTGTCGGGCATGGAAGATGCTGCCTTGATCGCTGAGACTTCGGTGAAGAAATTCATCGCCACCGGGCAAGTGAAGCCTGCTTTGTCAAAGAAATATAAAAAATCACTGATGCGGCACATGCTCAAAAGAGTGTCGAAGAAAAAGCGGCCGGCCGAGAAGGAACGAATCAAAAATGAAGGATTTACGCCTCTGTATCGAACCGGACAGGCTGGGCTTGCAGGAAGCATTAAAGGACTCGTGAGGGATAAAGACTAATGGGACGGCTTGAAGTACCAAGCATAATCTTCGACCAGGACATTTTAGAGACCGTGACGTTAATCCGCAGTCATGCGGGCGTGAATGAGTATGGCGAAAACGAGATGCACCCGATTATTGAAAGTGTCTTGATGGCCGTACAGAACGCCACACAAAAAGACATTGAGAATCTGCCGCATGGTGTAAACCTAACGTGGACTATCAAAGTGTATTATCAGGGTGAGCTTTGTGTCGAAGACCAGGGGCAGAGTGCCGATCTCATCCAGTGGAATGGCAAGCAATACAAGGTAATCCAGATCCCCGAGGATTTTACAAATCAGCCTGGCGGATTCACTTGTGCTCTTGCGATCTGGGAGAAACATGCTGACTGATTCATCAATAGGCGGATACATTCAACAGTTTTCCGGGCCGATGGAAGGCCGCGATCTGTTGCATATTATTCACGATCTGATCGCTGGCGTGACGGGCATTCCGAATGGATTTGTCCGGCCTGAATACCAGATGAACCCGCCGGAGTTGCCAGATCATGAAGTGGACTGGTGCTCATTCCATATCGAGAACAGGGAACCGGATTACAGCAACTCGGCAGATATTCAGGATGAAGAAAAAAACACCTCCGTCAAGCACGAACTTTTAGATGTTTTGGCTTCATTCTACGGGCCGTCGTGCCTCGACTATGCCGGGCGCTTCGATGCTGGAATGGAACTCGGGCAGAACAGGGAAGACCTTTACAAGAACGGCATGGCCTACCGTGAGTGTTCCGATATCGTCCACATTTCGGAATTGATCAATGCACGCTGGTACGAGCGAGCCGATATCACTTTAACGCTGACCCGAGAGTGTGTCCGCACATGGCCGATTAAGACGATCAAGGAAATTCAAGGCGGGATCGTTTCGGATGATCCAAACAAATTAAATGCGTCTTTCGACGTAAAGGAGAGCTGATAAATGCAAGGCTTAAACGTAAATCGAATTGTGAAAGTCGATGTCAACCTTTCGCCGAAAGCCGTGCCGACCGGAGACATGGGCGTATTACTGGCAATCGGTGACAGTGACGTAATCAATACAAAAGAAAGAATCAGATCGTACACCGATGCCGATTCTGTGCTTCAGGACTTCGACGTCAACGCGCCAGAATCCAAAGCGGCAGCTCTATATTTCGGACAAGACCCGAAGCCAAGGACGTTGATGGTGGGACGTTGGGCCCGGACGGATACAGCGGGCGTGCTGCTCGGTGACATACTCACCACCGAAGAGCAGGATATTGCGAAATGGAAGAAGACAGACCTGGCCTTTTCTGTCGCCATTGACGGCGCCGCGGCCAAGGATGTCACGGCGGATCTGTCGGGTGTGGCAAACCTGAACGCTGTCGCGGCTGCATTCACCACGGCTCTTGCCGGCGCAACGATGACATGGGATGGCCAGTCGTTCAAAGTCGTTTCCAAGACTCAGGGTGCGGCTTCTTCGATTTCCTATCTCGCAAAGCCGAAGACTGGAACCGATTGCAGCGCCATGCTGAAGATGACAAGCGCCACGGCCAAAGCGGTGATAGATGGCATCAAGGCCGAGACTGCTATCGAGTGTATCGGCGTGATGATGGGTCAGTCCAACAGGTGGCGCGGCGTGGCCTTCACGGCTTCCACTCAGCCGGGCGATACCGACAATCTGGCCATTGCGAATCTGATCGAAGCATCGACAGTAAAGCGGCTTTTCGGCATCACTTCGGCCGATTCCAAGATTCTCAATCCGCAGGATAAGACCGACATTGCCAGCCAGTTAAAGGATGCGAAATACAACAGCGCGATCGTGCAATATAGCACCACGGAGCCGTTCGCTATCGTGTCGCTCTTCGGCTGCGGCTACGGCATAGACTGGACCCAGGTCAATTCGCATAAGACGTTGAAATTCAAACAGGAGCCGGGCGTCAAGGCTGAGGATCTTTCAGAGACTCAGGCTCAGGCTCTGGAATCGAAGAACTGTGATGTCTATGCACATTATGACAACGACGCGGACATCATTCAGGAAGGCGTATGTTCGAGCGGTGCATTTATCGACGAAATGCTCGGGCTCTATGCCATCGTGAACGATCTGGAAGTCGAGTTGTTTAATCTGTTTTACACCTCGGCCAAGATTCCGCAGACCGATGAAGGCTCTGCAATCATCGCAAACACGTGCTCGGCCGTCTGCGGGAAATACGTCTCGAACGGATTCCTGGGAACTGGCAAGTGGGACGATGTCGGCTTCGGTCAGCTCAAAAAGGGCGATACGATCGAAGGCTTCTACGTCTACATCCAGCCGATGGCATCACAGCTCAAAGCCGACCGCGAGGCGAGGAAATCACCACCGGTAAAGGTGGCTGTGAAACTCGCTGGAGCAGTCCATTCCATCAGCGCCGTAATCAACGTCAACAGATAAGGAGATTTAATAATGGCCAGCTATTCATTCCGTGACTGCAAGATAACTATCAGTGGCGTGGGCGGGACGGCAATATTCGGCGGCCTGCCGGGTGGTGTGGACAAAGGCGGGATCACCATCGAAGCCGATGGCGACAAGAATAGAAAGACCGTCGGCGCGGATGGTGCCGTTGTCCATTCGCTGATTGTCGATGACAGTGGAAAGATCACAATCCGCACGCTCAAAACGGCCATGCAGAATGTCATCTTGAACGCTATGCTCCAGGCTCAGAAGCAGAGCGCGGCGGTGTGGGGCCGGAATGTCATTACTCTCTTGGATATTGCCCGGGGCGACTCTTACACCTGTATTGACTGCGCCTTTTCGAAGGTGCCGTCAAATGAATGGAAAGACGAAGCCGGAACGATCGAATGGACGTTCGATGCCGGGAAGATCATACAGATCATGGGCACCGGCCTGCCGTCGGCTGTGTAAGGTGAGCCATGGATCAAGAAATCAATGGGCAGATATACAGATTCGGTAAGCTCGATGCACTGACGCAGATCAATATAGTCCGTAAGCTCATGCCAGTGCTGGGAGCAATAATTCCGATGGCGAAGGAATTCTCAGGCGAAGATAAGCCAAGCGAAGATCCTTATGAGCAATTTTCAAAGATATTCCCCGAGCTGTCGAAAGCTCTATCAGGTATTTCCGAATCTGATTTCAATACCTGCCTTTTGAAACTTCTGGCCTGTGTTTACAGGAAAGAAAAGGGCGATCTGGGCTATGCGGCAGTAAGCACCGGCGAGGTGCTCGTGTATCAAGACCTGGATTTAAAGACCTTGCTTCAACTGGTTTGGACTTCGCTGTTGGAGAATTTCAGAAGTTTTTTTTCCGTAAAGCCCTCGGCTTTGAATCCCGAGAGCCTGAAACAAAGCGTCCCGTCGAGTGGGTAAGCCTGCCAGACGGTGAAGAATGGGCTTTGCGCCCTGTGCTTCGTGGGTGTTGCAAGTACGAATCGCTGATTGATGGCACGTTGCATATTGAAGATATCGCCCTTTTAAACGACGCACTGGCGGTGCAGGACGAAAATGAAAGGCGATATCGAAAGGCGAATGAAGACTGATGGCCGGTAACGTACTCAAAGAATTTTTAATGACGCTGGATTTTAAGACCAACGAAGGGTCTTTGAAGTCATTTCTCGTTACTCTCGCCGCCGGCACTGTCGCTGTAAAAGCCTTCGATGCTGTGATCAACACCGTTGTCCAAGGTGTGAAGGACATGGTGGCAGCAGTCCCGGCTTTGGCGTCCGAAATGCGCTCTCTCGCCGTAGCAAGCAAGGCGGCCGGGATGTCCATGCAGGAGCTGTCGAAGCTCGAATATGTTGGCAACGTCGTTGGAGTAAGTACCGATCAGATTCGCGGCTCGATGGAAAGCCTTTCAAAGTCGGCAGGTCTGGCCGCACTCGGTATGGGCCGAGCCAAGGCGATGTTCGATGAGCTGGGGATCTCCGTGAAGGACGCTGAAGGCAATCTGAAAAAAGCCCCTCAGCTTATGAATGAGATCCGCAATGCCGTGAAGGGCATGGATATCAACCAACAGAAGGCCGTATTCGAGCGCCTCGGCATGGACTCGGCCATGATGAAAGTGCTGGCGGCCGATACGAAAGCGCTGGGCGGAGAATTCGACAAGGTATTTGCAGCGGCCGGCATGGACTTCGAGACGCTTGCCAAGGACTCGAAACAGCTCAGCGAGAATCTGAACAAGATCAACACTCTTTTCGCCTGGCTGAAAAAGATATTCGCTTCGAAATTCATCAAGCCGGTGGCGGAAGCAGCGAAGGAATTCGCGGACATTCTGATTGATAATCTACCGACCATCATTAAATTCCTGACGCCAGTTTTTGAATTCCTGGGCAAAGTCGGCAAGGCTGTTTTTGCCATCGGAAAATCATTCCTGACGGTCGTGGGCGTGATCCTGTCTCCGATAAAGATGATCGTGAAGGGCTTAAAGATGGTCAACGATTCCCTGGGCGGCTGGCCGCTCCGGATTCTGAAGATCATCGCAGTGTTGAATCTCTTGAATTTGACCTTCCTTGCCTCGCCTATCGGAATGATCCTCGGCCTGGCGACTGCGATTGCCATGCTCGTGCAGGACTTCCAGGTGTGGCAGCGTGGCGGTAAGTCATTCATCGACTGGGGAAAATGGAAGCCCGCGATCGACCTCGTGACCGTAGCCGTGAAAGGCATCGGGAAAGTATTCAAGTGGGTCGGCGATTACGTCGGGCGAGTGCTGGGCATAATTATCGCTCTACTCACGGGAGACTTCGCGGCCGCGTGGGAAGGTGTGAAAGAGCATTTCCAGGCAATAGGCGATCTGGCTGGCTGGCTCTGGGATCAGATCATGGGCGTTGTGGGCGCGATCGGGAAAGTCGTTTCGGGGATTGGTGAGTTTTTAGGAATCACGAAAAAGGAAGAAAAGAAAGCCACGCCGGCGCCAGAGGGCCCGCAGCAATCTCAGGCTCCGATATATGGAGAAGAGGGCTATGGATACGCGCCAGCGGCCTCAGGGAAGGCACCAGCGAAAAGAAAAGCCAAGGCTGCTACCACCGTAGCGGCCGCGCCTGTAACTATTCCAGAACCGCCTGCAGTCACATCACCGGCAGCGGCACCAGTATCGGCCGCCGCTGCTCCATCCTCAGCACCTCAGAGGCGGTCATCGTTTAACGCCGCTGAATATATAGCCAAAAAGAGGATGAATCCGGCGGCGTATGCCATCGGCACGGCAAGGATAACACCCTCACCAGCTCAGGCGGCCGCTCTGGGCGGAAGTACCAATAATGTGAATCAGAAGACCGTGATCAACGTGAATGAATCAAGCTCGCCAGAAGCCACGGCTCGGGCTGTGGGAAAATTACAAGGGCGTGTGAATGCCGACTTGGTTCGCAATATGTCACCGGCCGGAGCGTAAGGCATGGCAAGCACAGTCGCCATCTTAAAAACGCAGCGCTCGATCGGGAATATTACTGCTTACGTCCTGATCGAGGAGTCCACCACCGATGAGTTGGAGATTACCAGTCATCCGGTACAGAACGGCGCACCGATAACAGATCACGCATTCAAACAGCCGGCCGAATTGTCGTTAAAGATTCTGTGCGGCCAGAACGAAAAGCCACTCGACCAGATTTATTCCGACTTCCTGATCCTTCAGGCATCCCGCGAGCCGTTTCAAATTACTACACCCAAGCGCATTTATAAAAACATGCTGATGCAGTCAGTCGGACAGACCACGGATAAAGAGACGGAAAACGTCCTGTCTCTCTCGCTGAAATGCCGGGAGATCATCATGGTTTCAACTCAGACCGTGAAAGTTCCGCCGCGCAAGGTACACAAAAAGCCGAACGAAACTGGCGGGACGGAAAAAACAGGCGAGAAAACGCCCGTGGAAGAGTCGAATCTTTCTCAGATGGCGAGTATTTTTTAATGAGTAAGAAGTATTACAAAATACCTTTAACGAACGTGCCGCAGGAGTTCGATATCACGCTTTCCGATCGGCCGCTCCACATGCGGAATCGTTGGAATAGCGCTTCCAACTCCTGGCAGCTGGATATTTTCGATGCCGTGACCGATGGGCCGTTGATCCTGTCGCTTCCGCTCGTGGCCGGATCTGATCTTCTGGAATCGTTCAAACACGTTGGAATCCCAGGGAGCCTGTACGTTTACACCGAAGGCTCGCCGAATTCGAACCCAACGCAGGACAATCTTGGGAAGGATGCAAACCTTTATTACGTAATATGAGCCAATACCTTCGAAAATTCAGCCTGATCATTGCCGACAAGGCCGGTGAAGGGCTGGATCTGTCCGATCTGCATTGCACCTTTGATATCAAAAAGACGTGCGCTCAGGAGCCGAACACGGGAGATATCACCATTTACAATCTGGCCCCGAATACGGCCGCGCAGATCAAGAAAGAATTCCAGCGGATCGTCATCCAAGCCGGGTATCAGGACAACTACGGCCTGATATTCGACGGAAATATCAAACAGGTAAAAGCGGGCAGGGAAAACGGCGTTGATTCGTATCTCAGCATCAGCGCGGGCGATGGCGACAAGGCTTACACTCAGGCAGTGGTGAGCAAGACCATTGCGGCAGGCGCCACACCTGGGGACGTTGCAGCCGTGGCGGCTCAGCCGATGCAGGGCTTGGGCGTTAAATCAGGGACAATCTCGATACCCGGCAACGCTCTACCCCGCGGGAAGGTGCTGCACGGGTCCAGCCGGGATCACTTACGGCGGATATCGAAAAGCTCAGGCTCGACATGGAGCATACAGGACGGGGTGATCCAGATCGTACAGGCGGGCAAGCTCGCGGGAAATCAGGCTGTATTGCTTTCGCCATCGACGGGCCTTGTCGACTCACCGGAAGAGACCGAAGGCGGAATCACAATCACCTGCCTCTTGAATCCCATGCTCAGAATCAACAGCCTGGTGAATCTCAAAAACACTGATTTCGACGGGCCTTACAGCGTCATGGCGATCGAATACAAGGGCGACAACAGGGGCAATGGCTGGCACTGCATAATCACAGGTAAGAAGTATGCGTGATGAAGAACGAATAGCGGATCTGTCGATAGTAATCAGGACGGCACTCGATGCCCAACAGGCGGGGATCTGGACGGCCATGCCCGCGATCGTTGATGCCGTGGATTTCGACAAGCAGGCCATCACGGCACAGATCGCGATTGAATGCGTGTGGGAAGACGCAAAAGGAAAAAGGACTTATGCACCTTACCCTCCGCTTGTCGATGTGCCCATCGTATGGCCGAGAGCTGGCGGATTCGCACTCACCTTCCCGATTAAAAAAGGGGACGAAGTCCTGATCGTGTTTGCATCCAGGTGCATTGATTCCTGGTGGCAGAATGGCGGCGTGCAAGTGCCGGCTGAGATCCGCTTCCACGATCTTTCAGACGGCTTCGCCATCCCGGGCCCAACAAGCCAGCCGAAAAAACTAAACAACGTGAGCGCTCAGAATGTGCAACTTCGCACAGATGACGGCGGGACATACCTTGAAATAACGCCGTCGGGCGATCTCAACATAAAGGCCGGAACTGCCAGGGCTTACGGAAAAGGAATCGCCGTAGATGGGGAAAATATCGAACTGGTAACAGCCCTGAAAACCTATTTCACAGGAATTGAAACCGCTTGTAAGGGAAATGTTCCGTCAATTGTAATTACTCCGCTGGCGGGCAGTATTATTGGAACAATCAACACGGCGAAGAAATGAACATTAAATATAGAAAATTAGATTCGAATTCCGACATGGCCGCCGGTCACGGCAATCTGGATTTCTATCAAGACTGTGCCGAGGCAGTCGGGCAGGCCGTTTCAACTCGGCTGAAAATGTGGACGGGTGAAGGCTTTCTCGACATCACCGAAGGCACACCTTGGATGACCATTCTGGGCCAGCGGGATCGTGGACAACTCGAAACTGTGATCCGTGATCGAATTCTCGGCACTCAGGGCGTGACGGAAATACTGAGCCTCAGCGTGACGCATGAAGGCAGGACGTACACGGTGACGGCTGAAATCAATACTCAATACGGCAAGATAAACGTGGCGGTGACTCAATGATAAATATCACGCTGACTGAGAAGGGACTGACATATCCAGACTATCCCGAGATCCTACAGGATCTGATTGATGCGAATAAAGCGATCTACGGACAAGATCTCTACCTTGGCACTGATAGCCAGGACTTCCAGAGAATTTCCGTTGAAGCTCGCCTTGTCTACGACGTCGGGTGTATCTGTGCCGCGATTTATAATTCATTTTCGCCTGCTACTGCTCAGGGTGACGCGCTTCGCAGGAATGTAAAAATCAACGGAATCCGGGCGCTTGAAGCGTCTTATTCTTACGCCGATCTGACAATCGTGGGCACAGGCGGGACGGTAATCAATAACGGTGTGGCCGGTGATGGTCTTGGCCAGAAGTGGCTTCTGCCCGAGAATGTGACAATCCCTGCCGATGGATCGTCTGTCATAGCCAGAGCGACGGCCGAGAAGATCGGCGACATCCGGGCCGTAAAAAATACCATTAATAAAATCCTGACTCCAACAATCGGATGGCAGACTGTGGATAATCCGGCAGACGCTGTTGCGGGCCGCCCAGTCGAATCAGATGCCGAACTCAGGCGTAGACAGGCGCTGTCAGTCGCCATTCCGTCTCAGACGATTCTTGAAGGCATAGTCGGGGCCGTGTGGAATATCGCGGGTGTCTATGAGGTCAAAGGCATCGACAACGACGGGCCAGATCCCGACATTCACGGCATTCCGGGACATCATATCTGCATCGTTGTGGATGGTGGCGATAATCAGGCGATTGCGGAAACGATATTCAAAAAGAAAACGCCCAGCGCCGGGACTTATGGCGATGTGCATATAATCGTAAAAGACAAGTACGGCGTACCGCTCACGATCAATTTCTATCGGCCGTCGGATATTCGAATCAAAGCCAAGCTCACAATTAAAAAGCTCATTGGATACAGCACCGCGACGGGCGACAAGATCATTGCCGCGCTGGCTGATGCAATCGATCTGAACGGCATAGGCCAGACGGTCTACCTGACGAAAATGATCGGGGCTGCGTATTTACCCGGCGAGCTGGGGAACACCTACATCGTCGAAGAGCTTTTAATGGGCAGGGAAGGCGAAGAAAAGAAGGCGCAGGATCTGCCGATGGAATACCGAGACAATCCGGTATGTCTGCCCGCGGATGTCGAATTGGTGGTTAAGGACTGATGAATCCGTTGAATGTAAATGATTATCTGGATCTTGTGATCCACCAGCATCGGGAAAAGCCGAAATTCCGGGCTACACTCAAAGCTCCGATGATGATGATCGTGGACTTTGTGAACTACCTGATCCGCTGTGTGAATGCAATCGATCTGGATTCGGCGACTTTTGAAAATGGCGCGATGGATATCATCGGCGAGTGGGTCGGCAGGAATAAAGATTCATTCAGCGGCACCATTACGCCGGATCTGTTTCGACTGATTCTGCGCTCCAAGATCATCTCGAACACCTGGGACGGCTCGCTCGAAAAGATGTACGAGACCTGGGACTCGGTATTTCCATACCGAAAAATCTGGATCGGAGAATACGGACTTCTGGAAATCGTGATCGCGCTCTTGTTGAAGAAATGCACGCCTGAAGAGATCACCTTAATTCGAGAAGCTGGAATTATACCAAAGCCGTCGGGTGTGAAAATCGTGACAATTTACGTTCCGCCGGAGGATGGAAAGCTCACGGCTTTCGATATCCAGAGCGACGTATTCGGCGGCCTGGATGAGAGCAATATACCCATCGAAATTACCCCGAGGAGAGTTTGATGAAGAAGAACAAGGTGCAGGATATTGACGGCGCGGCAGTGAATAAAATCCAGCGGTTCGATCCGACTGACAACAACATTCTGACCGATGCAGAATATGAATCCGATCCGCAACGAAGCGACGGATACACTCCGGGACTGTTTCGATCGAAGCTCACAAACAAGGTACTGAAGCAGGCATCCGCGATCACTTCCGCGCTCGGCTCTTTACTCGCTCAATTCTCAGCCAAGGACATCACGGACGCCATCACGGATAACGACTTTGCCGATGCGATGGTTCCGACGGTCGGCGGCCTGATCAAAAGATTGAAGCAGATCGTGTTGGGCGAAGATGCCATCGTTCTGAATTCCAATGGAAGCGGCAAGCTGGCGGATGGTGAAATAGAAATCGTCCACAAAAAAGGATTAAACAAGTTTCAAACAGGACGGACTTTCAGATGTGTAGCTTGTTCCAGCTCTGGGCAATACATCTTAGCCGGGTGCGCGGATAATATGCGATTGTATATCAGCTCGGACTATGGAGTGTCGTATGAAATTGCCGTAGTCCAGAACTGTTCCTGTGATTGCGCGGCTATGTCAGCCGATGGATCCCTCATGATCGCCGGACATCCTGACGGTGGCGGATTCCTGGTGTCGAAAGATTACGGGGCCAACTGGAATAAGGTTGTCAATGCGGCATATACAGTTTCGGATATCGCCTGCTCGCATGATGGATCGATAGCTTATGCGATCACCAATACCACCGTGTATAAGTCCACAGATAAAGGCGACACATGGAACAAGATTGCCACTGCTCCGGCGATAACGACAGGAAGCTCAGTCTGTTGCTCCGCTGACGGCAAGACTGTCTATATCGGAGCCTCGGGCGATTCGAAATATCTATATAAAAGCACCAATTCCGGAACTAGCTGGGGCGCGGCGATCACGGCTGTTTCTTATATTCGCGTTGTTCGATGCTCAGACGATGGAAATACCGTTGTTGTGGGCACTGGTGATGCCTCAAAGGGTTACGTGTCGATATCTATTGATGGCGGCACGAGCTGGAATAAATGCGATGCCTTGGGCACATCGGAATGGCTCGGAGTAGCAATCTCATCCAGCGGTCAGACGCTGATGGCGACGGCAACGGCTCTCACTCAGGACATCAATGTTTCCTACGATTGCGGAAAGACGTGGGGAATTATTCCGCAGGATGAGACACACGATAAGGCTCAATATATTCAGCTGGCCATGTCTGCCAACGGTGGTGTTGCAATCGGCACGAGCGTGAACGGAATACATACATGGAACATGGTTACAGCTTTAACAATCGGAGACAAGGCGATCATCCTGAATAAGGACGGCTCTATGAGCTGTGCGGGGGGTAAAGCGGCGATCGACAAAGATGGTGCCGCGAGTTTTGGTAATGGCCATTTCACAATGTACATGACTGGAGATTACTCCGGTTATTTCATAGCAGGGAATAGGGTAACCGGCGATTATTCAGCCGTAGGTGGTACAGGGATATATGTAGGGAATGGAAGTAATAGTGTAGATGCAATAAAGCTTACTCCTACTGGTTCCGCGAGCTTTGCGGGTGGGGTTGATGCAAATAAGGCGGAAGATTTAGTAAGTTTAACCGAAGCCCCCTCGGGATATTTAGACGGCTATAATAGGGGGACAATGTATATCCATTGCAAGAAGGATAGCACACAAGGAAAACCACACCTGTGCAAATGGTATTGCGATCCAGATGGCGGTAAGACACTATTTGATTATGCTTTAGTTGTATCCGCCCCTTTAAGTACAATTCAAGACGCCAGAATAAAAGAAGGAGGAGCGGCTGAAGTTATGAAACCTAATTTATCATTAAATATATTGGAAGATTTGCAACCCATTAAATATAAGCATACCGATAAAGATAATTGTTATTTTTATGGTTTTGAAATTGAAAAGTTTATGGATAAATATCCTGAATTGTGTGAACCAGCGCAGGTTTCGTGTGGAAGCGATAACCCATACAGGGAAATAAATGATGTTTCATTTATAGCCTTGCTGATCCAAGTGTGTAAAGACCAGCAATCGCTAATCGAAACATTAAACGACCGAGTAAAGAAACTCGAAAAGTGAGGGTAATAAAATGAGTCTATCCATAGCCCGACATGCCAAGCTCACGAAAACAAATCCTGAATATGTAGTCTCGATATCCGATCTTGCGCCGAACGAAAGAGAGCTGATCGTCTATGACGGGAATTTCGACGAAGCGCAGATCAAAGTGTCCCGCCGATTCGCCGCTCTGGACGATGACAATGTAGCTTTGCCTTTCGTGAGCATCATCGACCCCAGCACAAAGACAGCCATGACAATCGGCGCACCTGGTGCCGGGTATCTATTCGGCAATCTGGCCAAGTGCGGAGAAATAAAATTCAGCTTGGTTAATCCTGGGAACAACACATCGATCAGGATCGGAGTGGCATTCTGATGCTTAATCCATTCACGATCTTTAATTTCCTTCTCGGGTATGTCGCGGACTCGATCCTGAAAGGCCGATCGAAAGAGAAGCCGCCGGAACGGCCCTGGATTTTGGAGAGCGGAAAATGGGATGCAAACGGCCAGTGGACTAAAGATGGAATATGGAAGGCAGGATAAGCAATGGAACATATCATTATCGGAGACATCGGAATTATAGCATGTGACAAGCTGAATAACTGCATGGACGAAGCGGAAGCTCACGCGAATCAGAAGGACAATCCACATACAACGACGGCTTTACAGGTTGGCGCTCCCACCGTTAAAGACCTGACGGATCACACGGGCAATAAGGCGAATCCGCACGGCACCACAGCGGCACAGGTAGGCGCACCGACTGTAAAGGATTTAAATGATGGCCTTGCCAAGAAGGAAAACAGCCTCGGCAATCCTGCCAAGGACGGGCAAGTATTATCATCGAAAATTACCGGTGAAAGGTCGTGGATTGATTCTTCTAGTGGCGGCTCGATCAAGGTATCCAAGGCGGGCGGCGCTACTGTTGATCCGTGCAAAGAAATTCAAATTGGCGACAGGATGACACTGGTTGACAAGGGATCAGGAGTAGCCGAGGTCAATTCCGTGGGCGGTGGCGGTGCTGAAGATCAGCCGGCCAGGGATCAGATCAAAGCCATCCAAGGCACGGCGAATTGGAACGATGCCCCTGATACAACGCTGAAAGGCGCGAAGGCCAATCTCGACGCACTCAACTCGGCCATTGGGAAAAAGGTGGAAACTTCGGGCGCGGCCACAGCGGGACATATTCCCATTTATCAAGACGCAACCGGATTGCATGTCACGGACAGCGGCAAGCAAGTTTCAGACTTCGAATCGGCTGGCGCGGCGGCTGCCGCAATCGCCGCACATAACACGGCTTTTGCACATGCGAATATTCCCGCTACGGATCAGAAAGCCGCTCTTGTCGGGACAGACGGCACGCCTTCGGATGCGAACAGATATGTCACCAATTCAGATCCACGGCTCAAGGGCTCGGGGAGTGTGGATGCCGCCGCTCGTGCTGCACTGGCAGGGGCAAAGGGGACAACGAATTATGATGACCCAAACCCGATCACCCTTGCAGCCGCAAAAACAGCGTTAGACGGCAAGGCGAACTTGACGCATTCGCACCCGACGGCCACTACTTCAGCCGCTGGATTCCTGCCTACATTAAGCGGTAATGCAGATCAATGTTTTCAAGGCAACGGCGTATGGGGGGCAAAAGGTGGCGGTAGCGGCCCGCTTGAATACGAGATCGCCGGACCCGACGGCCTGAAGGCATTTATCAGAGCGAATGAAGCCGGAGTCACGATTACAGGCACGGCCACGGCGGGCACGATTGCTTTGACGCTTCCTGCCGCCACAACCCGCCTTTATCGGGTGGCGGTGCAATTCGGCTTGGCTTATGTCCCGGCCTCAAAAAATGTGAGCATTGATGTTGATGCTGGCGGGATAGTTTACAAGGACGTACTGCGCGGTATCCCGGGAATCTTAAAATCAGACGACTCGGCAAGTCTTATTTCAATGCCGTCCCTTTCCGGCACTCCGCTGGATG